TTATTCATTTACATCTACCGTTAAGCCTGACTTGAACTCCACGGTGAATTTGTCCTCGTAGATGGTAACCTTTTCAATCAGCCGCCGGACAAGCTGCTCGTCGTATTCAGCGAGGGCGGTGGATTGCTTTTTTAGGAATGCGCTCATATCAGCCATGCGCTTTTTGAGTTCATCACGGTTAGCACTTTCAAGCTGTATCTTTTGTTTCTGGTCACGCAGTCGGTGAATTTCATCACCGACTTTCGCATAATCCGCATTAGAAGTGGCCAGCTTTAATAGCTCCGTTTGCAGTTCTTCAAGCCGCTTGTCGATATCCGCCAAGGCCTTGTCGCTTTCACGATTTATGACGGCAGCGATATTATCCCGTAGAGTAGTGAGGAAAGAGTCTTTGTCGCAGAGTGTTTGATTGATGGCGGTGACCAGCACTTGCTCAATGGTGCTCTCCAGTATTGTGCGAGCATCGCAGAAAAGACCGGTATTTTCTAAGCGGCTGACACAGCGCCAGACGATAGATTTCTTGCCTCGGTTATTCCAATGCACCCTGCGAAAAACCTCGCCGCATTTGCCGCAGATAATTATCTGAGCAAAGATGTGGTTGCTGCTAAAGGTTCTGGTCTTTCCGTTCGGGCTTGTGTGCACAATGCGACGGCGGATGAGCTCTTCCTGCACCTGCATGAAAACTTCACGCGGGATGATGGCTTCATGGCTGTTTTCTACATAGTACTGCGGAACAATACCGTTGTTCTTAACTCGCTTTTTTGTAAGAAAATCAACCGTGTAGGTTTTTTGTAAGAGGGCATCTCCGATGTACTTTTCATTTCGTAGAATGTTGTTAATGTTACTGGTGTGCCAGCGCTCATTGCCTGCACCGTTTAAGATACCGTCGGCCTCTAACCCACGGGCAATCTTCAGCATACTTGCACCCTCAAGGTATTCTCGATAAATGCGCTTTACGATTTCGGCTTCTTCGGGTACAACCACAAGGCGCTTATTCTCATCCTTGGTGTAACCGAGGAACCGTGCGCAGTTGACTTGTATTTCACCTTGTTGGTAACGATACTGCAAACCCAGCTTCACATTCTGACTTAAAGATTGGCTTTCCTGCTGCGCAAGGGATGCCATAATTGTTAGCATAACCTCGCCCTTGGAATCCATGGTATTTATGTTTTCTTTCTCGAAATAGACCGGAATGTTCTTGTCCTTAAGTTGGCGGATATACTTCAAACAGTCCAGTGTGTTTCGGGCAAAGCGGCTGATGGACTTTGTGATGATCATATCGATATTGCCGGCCATACACTCGTCAATCATGCGGTTGAATTCTTCACGCTTCTTAGTATTGGTACCGGAAATGCCGTCATCAGCAAATATTCCTGCCAGCACCCAGTCAGGATGACCTTGTATGTATGCGGTGTAATGTTCAATCTGTGTGTCATAGCTTGTAGCCTGCTCCTCGCTGTCTGTGGAAACACGGCAGTAAGCAGCAACGCGGAGTTTCGGTTTTTCCTCGTCCTTGCTCTTGCGAGTATGCTTCCTTGCCGGAATCACGGTGACGCTTTTACTTACTGCCATTCTTGCTCACCTCCGTTTCGATTAAACTGTAGGCGTATTCCGCCTGTGCGAAGGGGTCGTCGAATTCTTCTCTTCCTTCTACTACGTGAAAAGCAGTAGGACAGGCGACCGTTGTTTCTTCTTTTGGTTCATAAATACGACCGAGTTTCTCAGCCCGCCTGATACGCTCCGCTTCGGCGGATGTAAACGTGTTCGGGTCGATTATGGCGGGGTAATAGTCGTCGCCAAGATAACGCGTATTACGAAGCATTCTGCCGACTCCCGCGTGGAAGGCTGTGATACCCGCCTTCTTTGCAGCAGTTGCCAGTGAATCGCCGGACAAATAGGAATCAAACAAGGTCTTTATCTGCTCGGCTGCTTCGATATCGATTGCGGCTTTTCCGTTTTCAATACAGTAGCCAAATGGTGTGTGACTCATTTATCTCACCAGCCTTTCTTTGAGTGTAATGCCGCATTTAAACTCGAATCCAATCTCCGATCTGGAATACACAATAACCCGCTCAACAAAGCGTTTGAAAATGTCCCCGTCAAAGCCCTTCAGCATTGATGCTTTGGTAGCATATTGCAGCAGAGCACTGACTTCACTTAGGTTTTGAAAGTCATTATTCAAAAATCGGGTTATGGATTCTTTTTGACGGCGTAGGCGTTCTGCCTCTTGCAGCAGCTCATTGTTGCTTTTATTGTAAACGGCAGGCTCAAGATATTTTTTGGTCATCAGCCCAACCAGTACATTTCGCTGTTCCACATTTTCTTCGAGTTTCTTGTCAAGCGCATGAATGCTTTCCAGAGTTTCATCAGAATTCATCCCACGCAGACTGATGAGCAACGGCTTGAGTACAAATTCGTGCCCGAATATGAGCTTGTTCATCATGGTGACAAATGCGTATTCAAAATCGGACTCCGGCACATATTTCATAGAGCATTTCTTGATGTTTGCGATATGAGCGGAGCAACACCAAGCAATTCTATGTCTGCCGCTTGAGTGAATTCTGCGCTTAAACGTCCCGCCACACTGACCACAGATGATTTTTCCAGAAAAGGGGTAACGGTTCTGATATTTTTTATGTTGCCTTTCTAAGCCTTTTTCCTTGCCGCGCTGTTCGATAATATCCTGAGCAGCTTCATAATTTTCATGACTGATAATCGGCTCATGATGATTTCGAATTAGATATTGATCTTTTTCCCCATTGTTGTTATGGCGATTAAAATGGACATCGGTATAGGTTTTTTGAAAAAGTGCATCTCCTGTATATTTTTCGTTCCCCACCATTCCGCGGATTGTTGTTGCTGTCCAGCGGCCACATTTTTTGGTGGGTACTTTTCGGTTGTTCAACTCGTCGGCGATTTTATGAGTGCTTTTACCGGATAGAATTGAAGCGAAAATATAGCGAACAATTTCTGCTTGTTGCTCGTTAATGACCATCTCACCATCTATGTTATCGTAGCCATAGGGTGGATAGGATATCTTGTACGTGCCATTTTGAAAGCGACGCTGAATTGACCACTTGTTGTTTTCAGCAATGGAGACCGATTCACTTTCGGCCAGTCCACTTAGGATTGACAGCATGAGTTCACTTTCCATTGACCCCGTGTTGATGTTCTCTTTTTCAAAATAAATAAAAACGCCGAGGTCAAGCAGTTTTCGAACCAGTTCAAGGCAGTCGGTAGTGTTTCGAGCAAATCTGCTGATAGACTTCGTTACAATGAGGTCTATTTTTCTGTCTTCACAGTCGGTAATCATTCGAAGCAACTCAGGTCGTTTTTCTTTTTTCGTGCCTGTGATGCCTTCGTCATAATAAAGACCTGCAAACGCCCATTCAGGGTTTGCATTGATGTAGGTTTTGTAGTGTTTTATTTGCGTATCCAGACTGACGAGTTGCTCATCACTGTCGGTAGACACACGGCAATAAGCTGCAACTCTGAGATTGGACTGTTCAGCTAAATCGACTGTATTTTGAGCTATTTTTGTTACCTTTTTCAATTTCTCACCTCCTTGGTCAGTGTCACATGTTACCGTCAAAACCAAGTTATATCAACGGTTTTAGAGCATAATCTCAGCTAATAAGGGTGAGAAAGTTTTGCGGTTTAGCTCGGTTATCTTGTTGAACTCTGACAAGGAAATAAGTCCACAATTCATCATTGCGGTTAGTATCTGTTGTGCCCTGACATAATCGACTTCACGCTGCATTTGTTCCTGCGGTACAGGCCTTTTTTCCGATACAGCATTAATATCGCTTGTGCTGATACCTTGGTTTTGTAAGTTGTTCACTCAGCTTTCCTCCATTCGGAGGGGAAATGAAAAGAGCCCCTCTACCGTCTACAGACAGAAGAGGGGCTCTTGCGTACCAGCATATACTGGTTATTCGGTTTTGATGAAAGCATCCGTAAATCCCGCCGCCTTGACTCTTTTTAGCATGGCATCAGCATTGGCTTTGACGGCGTAAGCACCGACTTGTACACGGTATAGCTTTTTCGGTTCAGTTGGGGTGGGAGGTTTTGAAGGTTCTGTTGCCGTGAGTAGCCTTTTGACCTCTGCTCTAAATGTATCCATTGACTTGCCGTGCTTCGGAAACCAGTGACCTGGATCGGCATGGTTACTGGCGATGCCGCGTTTATGCCCCTCGTAATGACCGATAATAACGCCATCCGCCATCGGGTCGAGCTTATACTCCTTGCAAAGATAGGCACACAGTTCGGTGGCTTCCTTGTAGATTGCGTTGAAATAGGCTTTGTCGGTTAGGCCATCCTCGCAGATTTCAAAACTTGTGTGACTGTCATTGACCGATCCTTTTGAGCCGGAAGCCCCATGCCAACCGCGATTATTCCACGGCAGTGTCTGATAGGTAGCAATACTGCCGTCAGCCAGTTTTCCGATGAAGCCATGTACGCAGACCTGCCGACCGTCCGGTTTGTCTTGATTCCAGTGGTTGTTATATTGATTCTTGCCAAGCAATCCATCGTCCGGACCCACATAACGACGCAGATTCGGATTGTTCGCGCCGGTGGAGTGAACCATAATGCCTTTGACAGTAATAGTCCTGCCAGCCTTGTAGCAGGCGTTGTTTGTGAATATCAATTTCCGTAGATTCATTTCTGTTCATCCTTTCTATGAAGCTGTGCCAGCACATCTTTTAACTTGGCAGGCACGGGTAACCCAATAGCCGTGGCATTCTCAACGAGAGAAATTCCCTCATTAGCAATGTAGAAGAAGATAATCGCCGTCCGAAGTGGTGCTCCCGTGCCGCCGAGCAGATAGGTGTCGATGAGATGACCAATGCCGACCACAAGGAATAGCGCTACCTTCTTGGCGATACCCTGCGCTCCGATTCTGCTGGACAGTTTTTTCTCCACAATTGCCCGAAGCACGCCCGTGATGTAGTCGACAACCACGAAGGCAATGAGTGCATAAAGGAAGCCGTCCAATCCGCCCAAAAACCAGCCAAGTGTACCTCCGATGGCTGCAAATGCAACCTGAATCCAGTTCCAAATCTCTTTCATTTTCGTTTTACCTCCTGTTTTTTGCATAAAAAACGCCTGCTGAATATGCAGGCGCGAATGCCAATATGAATGATTACTCTTTAACTCTGTTTTGGGAGTGCCTCCCAAAGCCGCAAGTCTTCCTGACCGAGTGACCATAGGGCAAAACCACGCAGCCGCCATCGGTATGCCGCTTCATTTGCCCAGTAGACAATCGAGTCCACGTCTTGGTAGTAGACAATTCCAAAACCATCCCCATCACCGAGGAATACCCTCGAACACCAGACGTTGATGTCACGTGGCGTAAATTTTGCCGTGTAGTCAGCGTTGCATGGAATGTATAGCATTGCTGAATGCACGAAGTCATAGTCCATAGAGATATCCTCGCTTCGGGTAGCGGATTCCTCCACATCGGAGGTAAGCGTGAATACCTCGAATTCACTGTCCCATGTCACGCTACTCCGGGCGATCCTGCCGTAGTTTTCGGTAGTACCGTTTGGCATTGTTACATCAAAGGCTTCATACGGCTCGTAAGTCCAGGCATCGCCTAAACGCAGAAGTTCACACTTGATTTCATTATCCGACTGAATGCCGCAATAACCACTTGCTGGTGATACCGTGGCTGTGAAGCGGAGGGTGTTACTGTTACCGGAATAGACCCTCACACTGTTGTCGCGTTTCCTCATTTCAATGAGATACATATTGGGGTTTGTGCGGATGTCGGTGGCAGGTGTTTTGGCGTAAGCTGCACCATAACTGCCGAGCAAAATAGAGTCTTGATAGAGTTCCACTCGCTCAGTGTCGATGTTGATACAACAGAAGATGTCGCCGATAAATACCCCGGCGCGCCCGCTCCCGTTGTGAGGGAAGGCAAGCCGTGCTCGAAGGTGAACGTCGGAGAAACCGTCATATCTCCAGGCAAGTTGGCCACTACCTTCCAACTGTGAATAAACCCTGCCGGACGCATATTCATCGCTTCGCCAGACTGCCCAACTGCCTGAAAGTGTAGTCCAGTAAGTGCTTTGCAGCGTGATGGGGTCTTGGAAGTCCTCATACCACACCAGAGCCGAATCGGGTTTTCGCCGCAGAATCTCGGTGGTCAGTTTGAAGCCTTTGTCCGGCACAGCCATATTCCCGTTCACGTCCTTGAAGCTACGAGGAGAGAGTTCAAAGGTAGCCGAACCTGCCGAGGGCTGTTCAGAAAATGATGAGCAAAGACGAAAGCCATATAACTGCGCGCCCACCACACCGCCATCAACGGTGATGGTATGTTCTCCTGCCGACAAGCTGCGTCCTTTAGCAAGAATCGCCCAGAAGGTGCTTCTCCAATACGGCCACCATAGACGGTTTTCGTAAAAGCCGACCGAGGAACCGTCAAGGGAGATGTTGATACCGTTCTTGTCCCAATACGGATAGCAGATACGGACTGCGACATCATAAATTCCCGATTGCGGAACGGTAAAATCGTAGGTCGCTGTACCTGTTTCGGATGAGAGCGTAATCATGCCGTTGCCGATCGCCACGCCCTCTGCGTAACTATCCGGCTCGCCGTCGCGGTCAATATAGATTGTGCCAAACTCTGCCTTTTGTGTTTTGCCGTAGCAAGTTAAGTATCGGCGGCGGTTGTATGTTTCCCCAGTTATAGGGGCTTCTCGGCTGGTTGCATCGCCACCTTCAGCATAATCGTAGACTTGAGGGAGCATATACGGCACTTGGTCGTAATCGTCCCAGTAGGCAAGCCACGGTATCATCGGCTGCGGAGGAGCATTACCCGTGAAGTTATAGCCGCCCTCCGCCCATATTTTGGCGGCGTAATAGGTAAGCGACACGCCACGATACGTCTGGCCGAGGTCGGCAGGGTTTGTATATATCTGCCACTCCCAACCGTAACCCGGTAAACCCATATAGATCTTTTGCGGATTCATTACTCTGGCGGCATAATCATAAACACCGACAAGCCAGTCCCGTGGAGAGACAGGACCCGGTGCGCTGCCTGCCCAGGCCATACCGTATGACATAATTGCTGCCGTGTCACAGTAAGCATCGAGATCGGCATAAACGCACCAGTTCTCGCCGCCGACTGAGCTTTGGACGCCCGTCATACCGGGCAAACAGATATTGACCAGCTTGGCAGGATTGTACGCTTTGACGGTTTGGTAAATGTCGCTGAAGAGAATATTTGCCGCATCCTTGTTCTCATATCCGCCGCCGCGTTCCAAGTCGATATCCACACCAGCACACCACGGATATTTCTGCATGATCCGTACCAATTCGGAGAGAAACTTCGTCTTTGCGCCACTTTCGTTATTTCGTAGAGCAGTGAAGATAGAAGCTGCGCCGTGGTTCATTACAGTGAGAAACCACCGCACTTTAGGCCATTTATTGATGTATGGCATCATGCCGGATATCGGCGTCCCTGTTTCGGTTATCGTTCCTGTTATGTCCACCTCGAAGGTGAAGATGCCGATGGCTTCAAAGTGGTCGCCGTAATTGTTCAAGGCTTGGTGCATTCGGGTGTTGCCCATGAACGACCATATCATGCACTTCTTGCCCTTAAGATAATCCCTGCTCATAGAAGCGGATCTCCTTCCATCATTTCTACATATTCGAGGTAGACCCTCGCTGATTTGCCGCTTTCCAGCTTCACGTGGTGCTTGCTGTCGTAAGCGGCGGTATATTGGTAAAATCCATCCTTTGGCGTGGGATTGCCATTTCGCAGACATTCCCTTGACACAGCTTTCAAGGCAAATTCATCACCCGCATTTACCGTCGATGTAAATTTGCACTTATGCGAACCCATACCTTGTGAAATTTCAATGCTTCCCGCCGCCATTGGCTGTTTAGGATAGATATATAAGTCAAGACCCGTCGAGGTTTCCCCGGTATTGAAGAGGACGAGGGTCGCGCCGCCACGCACCACGGCATTTTGGTAGCGAGGAGCATTCCCGCTACCTTGAAGCATGGTCGAGGTGTGCGGTGTATAGCCTGTCAGTTTGTCGCCCTCCTGAAGCTGAAGGTCGGTGAAGTAAATCTCGCCCGTGCAATCGGCAATGAGAGGACGGAGGGTGACGTTCACGATTCGTTTTTCCTCTTTGAGCTTTATTACCTCTGCAAAGCGGATAAAGTTGTTGATGATCATAAGCTCCACCTACCCATCGAGCGTCCACTGAATTTCACAGACGTGGCTGACCCAGCCTGTGGCGACGATACCTGCTTGCAGCATAAGGTCGGTGAAGAATACCTCGCCCGTGCAATTTTGTATAACAAGACGGATAGTGATGGAGCGCAGCCTGCCGTAGCCTTTGGGTGAAGCGTCCCGCGCCACTTGTTGAAAAGATGCCATGTGAAATCACCGTCCTCTCAATACAAATCAATAAATCGTGTTTCTGTCGTTCCGTCCTCGTACTCGAACACCACCTCAATGCCAACCTGCCCATTTGCACCCTTGTTAAGGTTATCTGAGCCGATTTGCGCCGATATGGTGTAGCTGCGGCGGGAAGCCGGATAAACCGTTTGCGCCATGCTTTTGGTCATATTCGCCATACCAACCGCCTTGAAGGAGGCTGTGCCGGATACGCCATTTTCGGTATCCACAACAAAACCGCTATTCTGCCAGTAAGCAAATCCGTCATCGCCACGGGAGTTCCGCAGGTGGTTGAACGGCACCATATCCTTGATTTCCTGCCCGATGAGATTGCTTTGGTCGAACTGGTCAGCAATCGTCGCAGAGGAAGAATCGCCAAGTTCTCTGAGTTTCGTGGAGAGTTCCAGTACGGTTTTCCACGGTTCTTGGAGGTTGTACTGGCGGCGTATAATTCGTGTCTTGATGGTCAGGTTCAAATCCCTGTCATCAACGGTCACGATATCGCCCAAATCCCACCGTTCATGCTCATAGCCCGTCAGTATGGACAAGTCCATCGCCGAAAGGACATAGGATACGCGGGGCTTTGCGTACTCCGCAAGCCGCATATTGGTAAATTCAAGCATCTGATAAGGGTTCGTAAAATTGGAGCAGTCAAGAGTCGCCACACGCACTTCGCCTGAATAGGTGAAGTCCTCCACATATTCCTTGCCGCCGTTGATGGCGGCAAAGGTCATGCCGTCCTTGCCGATGGCGTAGAGCCGTGTGACAAGGCTTCTGGTGTCCACCACCCGTTTAATACCCGTCAAATTTTTGCGGTAGGCGAAGAGCGCACCGCTGTCAGTTCCGCTGAATGTCAGCAAATCCACACGCCGGTCGCGGCTATGGAATACCAAATCGCCGCCGTGGATGTTTTGCACCATCCGCAGGATGGATAGTGCGTTCTTTTCTTGGCACTGCCATGTTCGAAGGGTGGTCACATTCACCGTGCCGACTTCCCAGCCTGTACCCGCAAGGGCAAACGCGATCGGGACGGCGGGCAGGTCGGCGTTGAACTCTATCGGTTGTTTCTCCGCAGAAAAGGTCAGGTCATAGAAAGCCGCTTCCGCATAAACGCTTGTGAGAATGCTGTTGCCATCCGAACCTTTTTCATCCGTCATCGTCCGTATACGATAAACATCCTCGGCAATCTGCACCTGTTTTTCATTGTCAAGCGTCGCCCGCTTCGGGTCACTGTACGGCAGCTTAAATTCCAATGAATCCGCTCCGTTGACTTCTCCCGTAACGATGATGTCATAGGCGTTTTCCAGCACTGTTTCCCAGGCTCCGTTGTCGTCCAAGACCACGGGGCGGGCAAAGCCCAGTTTCTCATACGGGGCTTTCGGGATGTCGTGGAGGGTGATATCGAGCAGCTTTGGAGTGACCGCCGTGTCGTCGGTGGAAAGCATTACTCTGTATTTAATGAAAGCCCGGTTCGGGGACGAAAGCTCGCCGTTCGAACCGACCGCCTGCCAAGCTGACCAGTCTTGCAGATCATCCGAAGTTGACGTTTCTATCGGTGAGATGGAAGTGACACCCGCCGTGTACTCGCTTGTTATCGATACCCGACCACTCCCCGCAAGGCCGCATTCGGCGGCAATCGTGGTCAGCTGACCGCTTTCGGGGTAGAGATTATCCGTTCCTTTCCGCAGGGTAACAGCCCCCGGCTCAGTTAGGGCGTCCACGCTCCCCGAAGTGTCTCCGCCGTTGGCAAGCATCGCCTGACGGAAATGCCGAATTAAATCCTCAATAGTTAAGTCGCTGTCTGTTTCGAAGAACCACTCGTCTAAACTACCTGCGTAGTAATACTGGTTTGCGTGCATTCCCATGACGATATCCGCCACGCAGGATGGGTTCAGTACGCCTGTAAATGTTCGTAAGGGAGCCGTCCACACTGCGCCGTCGGCACGATTGCAAAGTACAATCTGCGAAGTCTTTTCAGTCACATTAATTATAGCGGCGAGGAAATACCAGCCGTTATTGACCATGCTAAATCCAGGTGTCTCGGTCTGGTCGAGGATAAGCGTTCCTGCCGAATTGTAGAGCATCATTCGCGGTCTACCTTGGTAGAGGGAAATATACAAAATCGGCTGACCGGGACCTTGCCTTGTATTGAAAAGCGGGATGAAGTTCTGTCCGACAGAATAGGTGGTCGGGTTTATCCAGCCACCGACAGCGATTTTGTCACCGAGATCAGAAAAGAATGTACCGTCGTTGGTGGCGACAAGGTGCGTCTTCTCCGTGGTCGGGTTATTGATGTTCATGCGAAAATATCGCCCAAACCTGCCGTTCGGTAAAGACGCGGTCGTACCGCTCCAGCCGGACACAGTAAAATGCCGCCCGTTGCCGGAGGAATCCGCAAGGCGGGTATCGCTGTCCGGTGCGGATTCATTGAACCGCCAGAGTGCGGATATTTTCTCGGTCAGGGAGATTTCGCCCGTGAAGTCTGTTTGAGAAGTCAATATCGATTTTACCGCCACTTTGTCACCTCCAACGGCTCTTGGCCTGTATTTGCAGTTCCGTAAAGGTTGCACCTACCGTCGTAATGGCTACGGTGTTTGCTCCTTTGCGGAGTATTGGGAAATTCAATTCTTGCAATAGCGGCAGACCATTTCGGAGTGTTTCGCCCGTGCCGTCTACCACCTTCGCGGTTACTAAACCGCTGTCGATGACGAGGGTCTCGCCGGAAGCCAGCGCACCGACCACGCGAAGTTCCTCGTCGTTTGTTTTCAAAGACAAATAGGTTGATGAGCCTGACGGAATCGTGCCTTTCAAAAGGTAGACAGGAAGAGAGTCGGTATTACCCTTTATCCTTGTGACCGTATTTGCTCCTGTCTGGGTCAATGTAAAGCTCTCGTCCGTCAAAGCGTAAGCGTGTGGATCGGGACAGACGAAGTTTAAGTCAAACGCGCCTGCCGAGCGAATAAGCCGTTCGCAATTAACGGCGTCCTGCAGCCGTGCCGTAAAGTATCTATCCGGCACATCGTCAAGTACAAGCTGTTTTAGTCCCTTGTCAGGGTCAAGCCACTCGGCAAGTCCGTCCAAAACACCAACCAGCGAAGCAAGGTTGTGCTTTGGTGCGATATTACAGCGCAGGGTGATAACCCGCTCCGCGCTGTCGCTCCCAAAGTCCGCCACACCGGGCTTGCCGGGTATGGATACAAAGGAGTTGCGTAAAGGCGGCGAAGCCTGCCAAGAGGTCAGCCGAGCCTTGATGTTCATGCTTTGCGATGATATTCCGTTAAAAATAAAGCCCACGCCAACACCTCCTATGCCGGGCTAAACCGTCCCTGCGCACGAGAGCCGGTCTGCATCAGGTTATACAGTTCCTGTGAAATTCTGCGGATGTCGTCCTCGCTACGGACAATCATCTGCTGTATGGTGATGAGTGCAGGCGCGCCTGACACCGCCAAGCCGCCATAACTTCCGGTCACATCACCCACATTTATGCCGGGTGTATCAAAAGCGGTGGGGATGGCGTTCTGCATATCCTCGGCGACTTCATCCATCGCCCGTTCGAAGCCAATGCCGATGCCCTGACCCATGTTCTCACCAAGCCCGGCAAATAAGGTGGAGGGAGAACGGATGCCGAAGAAGTTTTTAATGCCGTCGACGATACCGCCGAAGAATCCGGAGATTTTACCCCAAATCCAGTCTGCTGCATTGGAAATACCCTGCCAAAGCCCCTTAATGAGGTCGGTACCGACTTGCACGATTTTACCGATGTTGCCGGTAAAGCCCTTGACGATGGCAGTAATAATTTGAGGTATCGCTTTCACGATTTCCACAATGATGGTTGGCAGGTTCTTTATCAGCGACACGAAAAGCTGTATGCCTGCTTGAACAAGTTGCGGGATGCTCCCGGTAATGGCTGTTACGAGCGACGAGATAATCTGTGGTATCGCCGCCACGATTGCCGTTATAATTTGCGGTAGGTTTTGAACCAACGATATTAACAGCTGAATCCCGGCGTCAATAAGCTGGGGAATAGAGCCGAGGATCGCCGTAATTAAACCCTCGATAATTTGCGGTATTGCCGCCACAATTGCTGTGATGATTTCAGGCAAGGCGTCTACTAAGGACGCCAGAAGCTGAATCCCTGCATCAATAATTTGCGGGATAGCCCCGATGATAAAATCTACAATGCCGAGGATGATAGCTGGCAGAGCAGCGATCAATTGGGGTAGTGCATCCAGGATTCCCTGTGCCAGTCCAAGAATCAGTTGAAGGGCGGCATCAAGTATCATAGGCAGGCTTTCCATCAAGCCTTGAACGATTGTGATCACAGCGTTCACCGCCGCCGGTATCAACTGTGGAAGTGCATCGGCGATGCCTGTAACGAGAGTGGTCACTAATTGAACCGCTGCATCAATAAGTAATGGAAGATTATCAATCAGCGCACCCACAATGGTCATAACAGCATCCACGGCAGCGGGGATGAGTTCGGGCAAAAGCGTCAAAATCGTTGTCAGCACCTGTGTGAAAAGGTCGACTACCGTAGAGAGCAGAGTCGGAAGCAAATCACCGATTGCCCGTAGTATCCCGTCGAGGGCAGGCGGCAGTGCTCTTACGATATTCTCAATAACTGGAACAATGTTTTTCACGACGTTCTGGAACGCTTCGACCACATTACCAATCAAAAGTCCTACATCAGCATTGGCATTACCCAAACCCGCCATCAAGTTGCCTATGGCCGATTGCATCCCCGCCATAGAGCCAGTTATTGTTTCCGTGGCTTCCAAGGCGGTCGTTCCTGTGATCCCCATTTCGGTCTGAATGACATGGATTGCTTCGGTTAAATCGGAAAATGAAGAGAGGTCGTATTTGATGCCGGAGATTTTTTCGGCATCAGCCAGGAGCCTCTCCATTTCAGACTTTGTGCCGCCATAGCCCAGTTTCAGGTTGTCAAGCATCGTGTAGTTCTGCTTGGCGAAACCCTGATAGGCATTTTGGATGGATGCGATGTCCGTACCCATTTTATTGGCGTTATCGGCCATATCCGTAATCGCCATGTCCGCAACCTGCGCCGCTTTTGCGGTATCGCCGCCGAGGGACTGGATAAGACTTGCCGAAAAGCCCGTGACAGTTTCCATATATTCGTTGGCGGACATACCGGCGGTCTTGAAGGCATTTTCGGCATACCCCTGTACAGACTGTGACGCCTCCCCGAACAGCGTATCCACGCCGCCGACCAGTTGTTCGTAGTCCGCATAGGCGGATATGACTTCTTTGCCAAGTTTGACGGCAGCGGCTCCGGCAGCAACAGCCACCGCGCCCATTGCCACGCCGATGCCTTTGAGGATGCCGCCCAGCCTCTCGAATTTTCCGCCGGATTTTTCGGCGCTGTCACCAGCGTCCTCCAGTTCCTCACCAAGGTCGTCGGCTTCTTCCGCTGATTCTTCCAATTCACGCTCCATGTTGTTCAGTTCCGCGTTGGCGTTATTGAGGGCGATCTGCCAGTTTTGAGTGCGGCGATCATTTTCACCAAAGCTGTCGGAGGCGTTTCGAAGTGCGGCTTCAAGGGTGGAAATTTTGTCCTTCTGGGCATCGATTGCTTTATTTAGGACTTCGTTGCGAGCGGCAGTAGCTGCTATGGATTTATCCTGTTTGTCGAACTCGCTCGTTACCAGCTTCATTTCTGAGCCCAGCACTTTGAAGGATTGGTTTATGTCACGAAGTGCGCTCTTAAATTCCTTCTCGCCCTCGACTCCTATTTTTAACCCGAAGTTGTCAGCCACTTAAAACCCCTCCTCCCTAAAAAAAATTAGATGCCATCAGGGATGACATCTTCAATAAACAGTTCGCGCTTTGGTTTGGTCATTCCGAGGAACTGGCGATGGCATTCCCACAAGTCCAGCAATTGCCCTATCGGGGTGAGCCACGTTTCCTCTTCGGAGCGATTCAGATGAACCGTGCCGTAATATAAAAGTCGGGTAAACAACTCATCGTCGCTTACCCGACCTCGGCGTTTTTTGGTTCACCATCCTCGCTTTCGATGTTACGAGCCGTCCCTTTGAACATCGCCTCGGTAATTGCCGACTTATACGCCGCCAGTTCAAGTGGCGAGGTGAGCAATTCCACTTCTTCCTCGGTCAGCAGATCTTTCGGTTTCTCCTTGTTGCGCAGGTTGTGGATGAGGATGGGCTGGTTAGCAAGGAGCGTAATCAGCCAGATAATCTCGTCCAGCGCCATCTCGAAGTTTTCTGACTTCATTAACTTATCACCCAAGTTATCCAGCCCGCCGTAGCGTTTGGCGATTTCCTTTGTAGCACGGGTGGACAAAATTAACTCATAATCTTCGTCGCCGATTTTGATGCGGGCGCTTCGTTCGTTATCCATGCATTAACCCTCCAAACCCGTGTCAAAGTCAGGTTCGTACACTTCTGTATACCAACCGCTGATCACACCTGGTAGCACATCCGCATCATCTTCGTTAACTTCCGCTTTCCAAGGATGACGATCATTGCCGTCCGGTTTATTGCGGCGGGAAACAGTACCTTCAATACTCGGTGTGGAAAAGGTGATGCTATCGCCCTTGGTGGCGAGATTGGTGGACGGAACGCCGAACTTCACGCGGTAAAGCCAGAAGTAGCGGTACTTACCATTCGCTTTTTTTGCCCGAAATCCAATAGCAACAGGGTCGCCACCGTCCTCTGAAGCCGAAATAAGAACGCCGTTTTCATCCATGGTCGCTCCTGTCAGCTTTGCGGCGACGGTTTTTCCGATGTCATCCACACCAAGGGTAAGCTTACCGTTTTTGAATTCCTTGATGATTTCAGCGGCACCATCGTCCGCCCAGAGTGTCGCTTCCGCAAGTTCGATAGATAATTCAGCTGAGATTGCCTTAGCCAGCATTACCGGAGTGTCGTAGGTCTCGTGACCCGTAATAGGCGCTTCGGTGACTGTTGCGTAGTAGAGTTTATCAAGACCAATTGTAGCCATGTTATATTTCCTCCGTTTCGTATTCTTTCGCCACATCGATGGCGTAATGATAATAGCCGCTATCGTTCTCATAGCCGATGTAGCGGCGATCTGTTATCGTAAACGCCGCACCAAGCAGGGCGGCGGTAATCTGATTTTTCCGGTTGATGTAATTGCCTTCTGAAAACAGGGATATCCTCACCTCGGACACATCAATAAGCGGTGTATTATCCCCGAACAAGGCAAACTCATCCGTCATCGGTGTGAGAACAAGGTACTCGTTGGGTGCAACACCGCTGAATATGCCCGTTTCCACCGGTAGTAGAGGAGAGAGCAGCGCGTTCAGTTCCTGCAAAATGCTCATATGCGCTCCACCTCCTGGTCGAATTTTTCTTTCATCGCTTCAATAGCCGCATTCCTCGATTGTCTTCGGGCTGATCTCATGAAGGGTTTCGGCGGCTGACCGTGCTTACCGTATTCGAGAATATTAGCGATTTTGGCGTTACTGTCGCCGTCGCTTCTTGGCTCGGCAAAACCAATTTTGATATCCCAGCCTGAGCCGTCCCGTTTCTGCTTCGCAGGCGACAAACCGAGAGAGTCTTCCAACTCACCTGTGGAACGACTCTTTGTTTTCGTGCCATGCCCGACTACAGAGGAGAGGTTGCTTTTTGCCTTAGAAAGAACGACTTCACCGCCTGCTTCCAGCACTTTGGGGATAATTTCATCCGTTTTATTGCCAAGGCGAGAGAGTTTTAGGAGGAATTCCTCCGGCATTTTCATTTCGATTTTTGCCATTATCTCACCGTCCCTTCCAATTTCTCCGCCAACACTTCGATATACATCCCGCGTCCGCGCACATCTTCCGCGTTAATAATGTTATAGCGGCCATCAGCTTCGGAGATAAAGTGTGAAGTCGTGACCGTTAAGCCCGGAATTTTGCGGAAGCGAAACATCGCTGTTACGCTTGAAAACGCTGCATTCCCAATAATCCGTTCCCATTTTGCGGTGGTGTTGCGAACTTCCTTATATGCCTTAACAGAAGCGATAATGTTGTCGCCTTTGGTGACGAAGCCCTCCGCATCTTTGACTGGATCGGTTGAGATGATGTTGATTGGCGTACTCATTTTTCCGTACCCCATGCTTACACACCCCACAATCTGTCAAGACGCAAAAGCATGTTGACTGTATTCCAGACTTGTTGAGAAGCCTGAACGCTGTCGGCAAAGAAACCGGCCGTCGAGCCATCGCGGGATTCGTACCAATTCGATACAAGCATAATTACGGCCTGTTCAGTTGCGGCGGGCATAGTATTTTCGGTGTAATAGCCCTCCGCAATATGCTGATAGCTCTCGGCGTAATTGACAGCGGCGGCGATGAGGCGCAGGAGCAGATCGTCGTCATCAGCGTGTGTCAGTATTAGGTTTTCTTTGACTTTTGGCAACAATTCCGTTGGCGTCATCGCCGCACACCTCCATTATTCTTGGTCTGCCATCAATCCCGCAGCTTTCAGCTTTGCGAGCAGGGCATTGAAATCCGTGACAAGAGTGGCTGTGTCCTCAGCTATGCTGTCGGCTTGATTCGCGGCAGCTTTCACAAGTCCGGAGACTGACTCCGTAGCATTGGTAGGATATGTCGGGACATACAGCTTATGGTCTTCGCCGATTTTAACTTCGACGGTGTCGTCCTCGGTTGCTTCGTCAGCTATGACACCGCCTAAAGTTTCGTCTGTTGCCGCAGCAAGTGCTTGAACATACAGTTTACTGTCATCGCCGATTTTAACTTCGACAGTGTCATCCTCACCAGCAGCGGCGGCTTTCACACCGCCAAGAGTATCCCCAGTTGCCACAAGGAGAGGGTCGGCGGAGAGCCCCGTTACCGAGGCTCCCTCCTTGATTTCCAGCGTGCCGCCGATGACGGTTTTTTCGCCACCCTGTTCGGTATAGTTCTTTGTGTTATAGCTCATATTGCACCTCCGTTAAGCTTTCTGCTGGAGAACCTTGATAGCCTCCGGCAGAATCAATTTGCCGTCCACACGTTGGGTGGCAACGAAGCCCACCTGCCCGGTGACAGCGAAGAGTTCATTCAGTCGCTTAAACACACGCCCCTGACGGTCGGCTACCCAGTAATAACTGAAGTCTCCAAACACAATGGTCTTGGCGGCTGCAGCGATGGTGGGTACATATGCGGAGGTGTAAACAGGACGGTTCAAAATGGTGTCAGGCGTACCTGCTTGCAGGGAGGGCTGCCACAGATACTGGCCCTGCCCATCCTTTAACTTGCGGATGGCCTTTACAGTAGCATCGTTCATAACAAATACAGCCTTGTTGCGGTAAGGCGCCTTAAGCGAGTAGAACAAATCAAGCACCTCATCCATCGTGACGGCGGTAGCTCCTGCCGTGGTTACGCCAAGCTGTGCACCGCCAGTCGCAGCAAGGATGCCAGTGGGCTTGCCGGAGCCGTCGCCGGTAAAGAAGGCGTCCTCCTCTTTATTACCGATGCGCCTTGCAAACTCTCTGGAAATGTAAGCTTCGAGATTGAACACGCTGTCGTTTAGGAGTTCCTCGGATACCTTGATGAGCGTGCCCAGCTTGTAAGCGCCGATGGACACCTGGCCGAAAGCATCATCGCTATCGGGGATGGTACCTTCTTCGTCGATCCACGATGCGGTACCCTTGGATGCTACGACAGGAATTTTACGATCACCGGAAGAGGTGGTGATGACGTTTGCCAACCTGCGGAAGACATTCTCATCGTCGAGGGCTTCCACAAGCGTGCGCTCGAATTCATCGGGCACGAGGTAGCCGCCCTCGGAGTCGGTGCCGATTTGCAGGGCGTTCTTTACGCTCATATCAAGACCCTCGTTGCCACGAGTGCGCATGGCATTCCAGAATGCTTTTCTGTATTCGGCGGACGCACGGCCAGTCTTGTCCTCAGTGGACTTGTTCGGCGCGCCCAAAATAGGAGCAGATGTAGGCTTGCTCATCTCAAGGTCATAGGCCGCCTGGCGTTCCAGACGCTCAATTTCCTTGCCGAGAGCGACCATGTCGGCTTCCATCTTGTCGTACTCTGCGGCAGCTTCAGCGGGAACAAACCCGTCCGCGCCGCGCTTCTGATCAAGGAACTCCTTGGCGGTGTTCCAGATTTTGTTGCGCTTCTCGCGCAGTTCAAGGATTTTACTCATAGTCATTACCTCCATAAATTTAGTGAATAATCAAATTGAGCCGCTTTTGAAGCGACTCAGCGAGTACGCCTTGCGGCTCAGGTTTGGGTTGCGGTTGTTCTTTGGTCTTTACCTTATCAAGCAAGGAATTGGTTACTGCCCTGCGACTGAACGCATAAGTCGGAGCGGCTTGATGTCTTTTGCTGTCTTCCAGCACACCGTCAGCAAAACCCAATTCAATCGCCTTGTTTGCGTTCATCCACGTTTCTGCATCCATCCAGTGGGAGATTTTTGCTCTCGACTGATTGGTCTTGACTTGGTAGGCGTTGATGATGGATTCCTTGACCTCGTCCAACATGGAGATGGCTTTTTGCATTTCGTCCGTGTCACCGATGGCGATGGTCAGTGGATTGTGCACCATCATCAGGGCGGTGGGAGCCATGAGGACTTTCGTGCCAGCCATAGCGATGACACTTGCCGCAGAAGCGGCGATGCCGTCAATCTTGACCGTGACGTTGTGCGGATAATCCATCAACATGGCGTAGATTTGACTTGCAGCGATGCAGTCTCCGCCGGGCGAATTTAGCCAGATGGTGATGTCACCCTTGTCTGAGAAGAGTTCCGATTTGAACATTGCAGGAGTGATTTCATCGCCCCACCAAGTCTCATCCGAGATCTCTCCGTCAAAGTAAAGGACGCGCTCGCCACTTTCGTCAGCATCACGCGCCCAGTTCCAAAACTTCTTGTTTTTTGCCATTAGCTTGTATCCTCCGTTTCATTTGGTTTGTACGCTGCTCCAACATCGGCCAGCTTGACCATGTTGCCGTTGACGAAGTGCAGATCGCCGCCTTCCTCGGCAGTCAGCAGATTCATATCCTCCAAGCCACGTACATCGTTGACCGACATAAATCCGTTTTGAATGCCTGTTGAATAGCCTTGCATACGGCTTTGGTAATCTCCGCGAAGTAGTCCGTCGAGATTAAACTTGATAAAGATCGTCGCTTTTTCCGATGGCAGAATGAGAGCCTGCTGTAAAGACTGCTCCCACCTGACCACCCACGGGTCGAGGGTATACTTGACGAACTCTAACGACTGCTGTTCGATGTTGGAGAAGCTGCTCTTTTCAAGGTCGCCGACCATATGAGGAGGCACTCTGAAAATACGGGCAATTTCATTTATCTGAAACTTACGTGTTTCCAAAAACTGCGCCTGTTCCGGCGGTATGGACATCTGGTGAAATTTAAGACCTTCCTCCAAAACCGCTACTTTGTGTGCATTTGCGCCTCCAAATTGCGACTGCCAGCTTTCTCTGAGCCTGTCGGCCTGTTCCGGCTTGATGACACCGGGGTGTTCCAGTACGCCGCCAGGATTCGCACCGTTGGCGAAAAACGTAGCACCGTAGTCCTCGGTTGCAAGGGCAAGCCCCACGGCGTTCTTTGCCATCGCAATCGGCGAGTAACCTATAAGGCCGTCAAAGCCCAAGCCGGGGATATGCAGGATGTTCTCACGCCGTAATTTGACCTGCCCCTTGTCACTGTGGTAGGTGTAGACCAGTTCGCCACTTTCGTTTCTATCTACAGTCATTCGGTCGGGTAGTAGTGGATAGAGTGCAATGGGAAAACCCCTGCCGTCTCTGATAATTTGTGCGTAGGCGTTGCCCCAAAGTAAAAGATGACTCATCAGTGTTTCTCTGAACACAAATGAAGTCATCTCGCGGTTAGGCTCATCATGAAGCAGCCGGTAGAGGGGATGCGACGGTTTTGTGGATTTGCTCCCGTTGGCGGTTCGCTCATATACATGGAGCGGAAGTCCCGCCACCGATTCGGCAAGGATACGGACGCAAGCATAGACCGCTGAGGTCTGCATCGCCGTCCGCTCATTGACCGCCTTACCGCTGGTTGTGCCACCGAAGAGAAAACTCCAGCCGCCGCCTACACGGTTTTTAGGCTTATCTCGTGAGCGGAACAACCCTGAGAATATGCTCATATAAATAACATTATCCCTACTAAAATAAAATCCAAACCACACATAAAAAATCATTAAATATCCATCTAAAATCCTATAAATGTTTTGATTTTATTCACACTCCTTGAGATACTTTTTGAAAAAGGAGGTATCTCATGGATATTAATTACTTACTCATTCATCACGATGAGCTCTTGACATATCTGCGTGAGCATGATTATGCAGAAACATATGTCAATCGTTACAAAACTACTATCAAGCAGATTACTGATAATGCCAGTAATCATAACTGGACCACATACGAAGATGTTTACCAATGGTATGTCGATCAGAGTTACAGCCCAACTTATCTTCATGAGGTCAGGGCAATTATAGGCAAGCTGGAGCAGTTTCATCTTCACGGAAACTTTCCGGACAATAAAAAGAGTTATTCTTCGTTTTGGAAAATAAAGTCTGCATATACAAAGCTCAGCAGCGAGTATAAGCAACTGTATGAGGACTTTGAGACACAGACTTGCAAAGGACTAAAAAGCTCCACAGTTGCATCCTATAGGACAAAGATTTCTTCTTTCCTGTATGAACTGCAATGTAAAGGAGCCACTTCACTTTCGGATGTAACCGAAAAAGATGTACTAACCTGTTTTTTTGCAGACGGTGTAAGAAAAAGATCTGGTTCACTTTGTGCAAATATAATACGTTTTTTTAAAATCCTTTCTGAATCCGGGAACGAAGAAGCCACTAGAATTCTTGCATATATTCCAAACCTGCGGATTGCCCGAAAAAACATTGATTATCTTACAGACGGTGAAGCAGCTAAAATCCGGCAGGTATTGGAAGACAGCAATTATTCTTTATCTTGTAAAGACCGTGCTGTTGGGCGCCTTTTGCTGCATACAGGTCTTAGAGGAATAGATATTGCATGTATGCAACTGGAATTTATCGATTGGAATAATGACAGAATTCGCATTGTCCAGCAGAAAACATCCCAACCATTGGAGATCCCGCTTCTCCCTGTAGTTGGAAACGCTATTTATGATTATTGCATCAATGAACGTCCAATGAGCGCTTCACCTTATCTATTTCTTGATTCAAGAGCGCCGCACAATAACCTTACAACGGATGGCATCGGCTATAGTGTGAAAAAAATAATGTCAGCCGCAAATATAAGACAAGAGAAAGGCCGTAGAAAAGGGACCCATATATTCAGACATCATTTAGCTATAAAATTGTTGTCAAATGGAGTTCCACAGCCAGTCATCACCAGAACTATGGGACATACGGCACCGGAATCATTATCGTCATATCTTCATGCTGACATGAAACACCTGAGAGAGTGTGCTCTTTCCGTAGAAGATTTTCCTATGGCAAAGGAAGTGTTTCAATCATGTTTGAAATAAGCGCATCCAGGAAAGTACTTATACAACCATTCCGAGACTTTCGTATTGCATCCGACCGTTGGAATAAGGCTAATGATAAGCTGATGCTATATTTTGACCGTCATTGTCTTGAAAACTTTCCGAAGATAGAAGGAATAACTCAGGACATGATTGACAGCTGGTGTATTCAGCGCAAAACAGAAAAATCCATTTCCTGCTATTGCAGAACCTATATCATTGCTAAATTAGTCGAATTTCTGAATCAGCGAAAGATATGTTCCCTCGTTGTTCCTGAACTGATTAAGGCAGAGTGCCATAGAACATATATACCTCATGCATTTACAGATGAAGAGCTTTCATCGTTTTTTGCAGAATGCGATAATGAAGTATCAAAAGCACCTAATCAGTTAACAGCTGCCCGACGGCTTACTGTTTCCGTTTTTTTCAGACTAATCTTCAGCACTGGAATGAGAACGGTTGAAGCTAGACTGTTGGCAACTGAAAATATGGATCTCGTTAATGGTGTCATTGATATAAAAGAATCTAAGGGTGTAGACCAGCACTATGTTGCGCTACATGAATCCATGCTTGAGATTTTAAAGAGTTACAACAGTGTAATTGAAAAAATCTTTCCTTCAAGAACATATTTCTTTGCATATACAGCAACGGTTCCTTTTTACCAGGAATGGTCTCCTTTGGTATTCAGAAGGATATGGGATAAAGTCAACCGTGACCACGCTAATCCCTATGATCTCAGACATAATTACGCAATCAGAAATATAAATTCGTGGACACATGAGGGTTTTGGGTTTTCAGATAAATTTCTTTATCTTAGTAAAAGCATGGGACATATGCAGCTGGAGAGTACAAAATATTACTACTCTCTGATTCCAGCATTAGCTGATACGATTGCTTCACACAGTCAGCAAGGATTTGATGATATCATTCCGGAGGTGACTGAATATGAAGAAAGCTAAAACGGAAGCTGTCGACATTGCAAAATATATTTCTCTGTTTCTCAGAGAGTATGCTCCAAATCACCTTACCGGTAGTCCGCACACACTCCGCTCCTATGAGAATGCCTTGACTTTATATGTTGGCTTTCTAGAACAGTCCGGTATAACGCTTGAATGTTTTGAGGCAAGCTGTTTCGATAAAGAAAAAATTGAGCGATGGCTTGTATGGCTGACAGAAATACGAAACTGTAGTCCTGAGACATGCAACAACCGGCTTGCATCTTTACGGGCATTTTTAAAATATCTGGCATCTCGTGATGTAAAATATTCAGATTTATCCAATGGGGCGGCAACCATAAGATTGAGAAAGAGAAAAAACCGTAAGGTCAATGGCTTATCCCGCAGTGCAATTAAGACTCTTATGGAAGAACCCGATGGCACAACAAAGACAGGAGTACGGGATCTTACATTAATAATCCTGCTTTATGCAACTGCTATTCGTTTAGATGAAGCCTTATCGCTGCAAATTAAAAACATTTGTCTTAACGGAAAAGCGTATATAAATGTCGTGGGTAAAGGCAATAAGCTAAGAACACTGTATTTGTTGCCAAAGGCAGTCGCACATTTGAAAAAATATATAGTTTTATTTCATGGTAATATCCCTGATCCAGAAGCGTACCTGTTCTATTCTAAGATTAAAGGAACTCATATTAAGATGACCCAGGCTGCAGTTTCAAAGATGTTAAAAAAACATGCTACTTCTGGCCATGCGAAGAATCCGGATATACCAGAGGATTTGCATGCACACCAGTTTCGTCATGCAAAAGCCTCCCATTGGCTTGAAGACGGAATGAATATAGTTCAGATATCATTTTTGCTTGGTCATGCTCAGCTTCAAACTACTATGATTTACATGGATATAACGATTGAACAGGAGGCAAAAGCAATGGCAACACTTGAAAGCGAAAATGATAAAAAAGTTACCGCAAAATGGAAGAATACAGATACAAGCATATCTTCTTTGTGCGGAATCAGTAAACTGAGCAAAAAGTAAGCAAAATAAACTCCAAACCATTAATGCGAAAAAATAGTTAATTACAGCGAATTTTCACATGGGTTTGGATTTTATTTTAGTAGGGATAATGGTAGTTATCAGTACGTACTGATAACCACTAACCCCCTTTCATCATAGACACTGTCGTTGATACCGCCGCCGAGGGTTGCCCTCGCAAGTCCCATGATCAGCGCGACTACACCGTCTATTTTCTCTGTTGATTTCTTTTTATTGGGTTTGATATTACCTGCAGCGTCTTGGTCGACGATGACATTACCCATATTCCAGTCGAGGACAGGATGTTTGCCGTGGCGTATTTTGCCTTCCATCACAAACTGAAAGAAGTCCTTTGAAGGTGGGGACATGGAAATAAAACCCTGACCGAACGGAAACACTGTAAACCCATGCTCCGCACCCAGTTCCTCAAGGTCGCGGCGTATCTTCTCCGCACCGTAGCGGTCGTAGGCGATTTCACGAATTCTAAAACGCTCCGACAGCTTGGCGATGAAAGCCACTATGTAGTCATAGTCCACCACATTGCCCTCGGTGGTGTTGAACACTCCTGTCTTTTTCCATACGGCATATGGAACGTGGTCGCGCCTTGTCCGCAGGTCAATCACGTCTTCCGGCAGCCAGTAAAACGGCATCACTGTGTATTTGGTATCAACTCCAACCGGTGGGAATACCAGAACCAGAGCCGTAAGATCTCCGGTACTGGAAAGGTCGAGACCGCAGTAGCAATCCCGACCCTCGTATTCTTCAAAGTCTATGTCTTCGCCGCAGACGTCCCATTTGTCCATAGGCATCCACCTGATATCGGCGTTGCACCATTCGTTCAGGCGGAACTGCCGAAAGTGCATCTCCTCGGCGGGGTTTTGTTTCGCCTGTTCATAGGCAGCCTGCACCGTTTCAAAGGGAATCGTTACGTCGATGGATGGATTGACCCGTCGCCAGACGGCCTCGTCGTTCCAATCGTCATCTTCTTCAATGCCGAATACGGCAGGATAGAAGGACGTATCAATTTTTGAGCCGTCCATAACCGCTTTAGCTTTTTGGTGGATTTCATAACAGATGCTCGTCTTATCCCTGCCCGCTGTGGTGATGAGAAAGTAGAGTGGCTGCCGCCTGGCGTCACCCGTATACTTGGTCATGGTATCGAAAAGTTCGCGGGTCTGCTGGGCGAAGAGTTCATCAAATATAAGCCCGGAAACATTGAAGCCTTGTTTGGACTTTGTTTCCGAGGACAGCACTCTATAAAAGCTGTTGGTGTGCGGGAATATAATCCGCTTGGTTGACGGCACGAGTTTTGACAGCTTTGCCAGATCACCGCATTGCTCGACCATCGCTTTGGCAGTATTGAAAACAATACTCGCCTGATTGATGTCGGCGGCACAGGAGTAGACCTCGGCACCCGCTTCGCCATCGGCGAACAGGAGGTAGAGGGCGATTGCCGCCGCCAGTTCCGACTTGCCGTTTTTCTTACCGACCTCAACATACGCCGTGCGAAACTGCCGATAACCGTCCTCTCCGACGATGCCAAAAATATCACGGATAATTTGCTCCTGCCACGGCATCAACCTAAACGGTTTTCCATACCATTCGCCGGTGGTGTGCTTGAGCATGGATATAAAATTGACCGCAAAATCCGCTCGCCGTACATCGTATCGGCTGGTCGGCAGCATGAGTGGTGTTGGTTTGTATTTGAAATCAGGCACCGTCGTCCTCCTTTCGCGCAAAATAAAAGACCTCCGAAGAAGTCATCAAAATCTATCTGTACGAGAGACAGCCCCTTGTCGGGGGGTCTGTCTTTCGGTTGTTTCGTGTTTAGTTGTATTTGCCGAGGATGATGGTGTAGACCGCCTTGACCTCATCGGTGGGTTTGATATCCCAACCCCTGTCGTAGTTAACAACGTCGCGGCTTTCGCCGAACTTGCGTAGTGTCAGCTTACTGATTTTGCCGCCGTCGATACCGAACGGAGAGCTTTCCTCATAATGCTTGACCCAGTATTTGTACTTGCTGCCTGTCGATGGGCAGAAGATAATTCCTTCACTCCACATTTTCAAGTTCCCCCGTCAATATCAGATTTGCATATCGCTTGGTGTCCGTGGAAATGAAGTTCGCTAACTCGTTGAATCCCATCTCCATCGCAATTTTGAACACTGCTTTGGTATCGAACATATTCGTGCGCCCCGTGGCCGCTACCTTACGACATTGTGCTTTGACGACCTCGGCTTTGGAAAACAGTCTGATTTCATCCTCGCCAAAAACCGCTCCAAGATGTGAGCCGCTGTCCCAGATAATGAAAACCGTGCCTGTGTCGTCTACGAAGTCCACCGTTCCCGTGTCGCCGGGTTTCAGCTTGGTGTAAGGGTCAGTCATGGAAATCAGTTCAACACGCGCGCCTTTTTTGTACCTTGCCCTCCGTGCTTCGAGGGCTGCTTTTGAAATGAAACTATTCACTGTCTGACACCTCCATTTTCTTGCCGCCTTTCCAGCTTGAATTGCCTTCAAGTCTTGAAAGTAATATCTTTCGAGCTGCTTTGTACTCGTCGCCGATGAAGCCAAGGGAGAGCAGGAAACACCGCATGGCGTATTTCGGGTTGCCGTCGATGTCTTTTTCTCTTGCCGTGATTCGCTTCTTTTCAATTGCAGTTTTGCATAGCAGGCTGATCAGTGTGGCGTATGCTTCTGTGTGTTCCGCATCAATCGTTCCTTTAAACCAGGGGAACTGCAGTGTGTCAGAGGCCTGCTTAATCGGCAGGTCATCCGTGCCGAGCGACGCCTTGAGAAGCGGGGCTTTGGCATTCACCAGTTTGGAGAGGTTGTCGAGTTTCTCAGGTGTAAAGCCGTCAAGGGGCATTTCGATGGTCAGGCGGTCGCTGAGATCCGCTTGGTATGTGCTGCTTTCGGGTCCAGTCGCCAGCTCATCGTATTCTTCGGTGACTGCCTTGAAGCTGTGCAAACCGCAAAGGTCAGCGACCAGCTCCCGGTTGTCCTCGCCTGTGACCGTGCCGGTCTTATCGATGTGGTAGCCGCCAACCTCGTAGGCGAATGTCGGGGCTCCGAGGTACTTGGTCGGGGCGTTAAGTTCATGGCTAATGGCTGCGACCAGCGATTTACGTTCAGGGCCTGTTACGTTGTAAGAAAGTCTCATGTTCGTTTCCTCCATTTTCCTTGATTTTGCTGGGGTTTTTGTCCTCCGCGCATTACATATATCACTCTAAAAGTCTTTAATAGCAAGCGATTATGTGATAATAAATGCACCGAATATCAAGGAAATACAGCCCCTTGTTATTGTGTGTATGACACAATGCCGCTGAGAATAAATCACACTTGGAAGAGCCACATAGCGCTTTTGACTATATTAAAGCCACCTCTTTCACGAGGTCGGCATATTGGAATATCTTGCCGTCACGCTCACAGGTGATGTCCTCGCCGCCGTTTTGCATGTACTCGGCATATCTGCGTAAAATGACTGAAGCATATTTTTCGTCCAATTCGAGCATATAGCAGGTGCGGTCAAGCTGCTCGCAGGCAATGAGCGTCGACCCGGAGCCTCCGAAGGTGTCCAGCACGATGGCGTTTGCCTGACTGCTGTTGGCAATCGGGTATGCCAGCAGGTCGAGGGGTTTGCTTGTCGGGTGGTCGGCGTTTTTCTTTGGTTTATCGAAGTTCCAAATGGTGGTCTGCTTGCGGTCGGAATACCATTTGTGTTTGGCGGTATTTTTAAACGCGTACAGCACCGGCTCGTGCATTTGCTGGTAATCACCCCGCCCAAGTACGAGGGCGTTTTTCACCCAGATGCAAGTCGTGGAGTAATGAAATCCTGCGTCTACGCAAGCGCGGAAGAAGTTCACCTTTTCCGAATCCGAATGGAAGCAGTAAAAAGCTCCGCCATCGGCGAGGTTCTCGTAAAGATTCTTAAATGCCGACAGCAAAAAGATGTAGAATTGTTCTGCCTTCATGCTGTCGTTCTTGATTTTTAGTCCGCTCACAGATTCAAAGCTGACGTTGTAAGGGGGATCGGTCAGGACAAGATTGGCTTTGCGGCCATCCATCAGCTTCTTAACAGTTTCCGATACCGTGGCATCGCCGCAAATGAGTCGGTGCCGTCCCAGCGTCCAAACATCTCCGGGTAAAACAAAAGCCGCCTGTTCAAGGGCAGCTGTCAAGTCGAAATCGTCGTCAGCTACGTCCCCGCCGGGGTCGGCGAAGAGCTTTTCAATCTCGTCGGCGTCAAAGCCTGTAATTTCGAGGTCGAAGCCGAGCTCCTTGAGGTCAGCAAATTCCAGAGCTAAAAGTTCCTCGTCCCATCCGGCATTGAGTGCCAGTCTGTTATCGGCAAGAATATACGCCCGCTTCTGCGCTTCGGTCAGATGTTCCACAAACACGCAGGGAATTTCGGTCAAACCTTCTTCCCGTGCTGCCATAATGCGTCCGTGTCCTGCGATAATATTCAGGTCTTTATCCACGATGACCGGATTGACAAAACCGAACTCACGCAGGGAGGAACGAAGCTGTAAAATCTGCTCCTTGCTATGGGTGCGGGCGTTCCTTGCATATGGGACGAGCCGGTCTATATTTACTTTTTCAAATCGCTCTGTTGATTGCATATCCTAAAACCCCCTATTCGTGAGTAGCTCCAAAAAGGCGTTTTTTTCTTCACCTTGAGTGCTACTGTGTCGATTGATGATTTGCATAATCAAGTTAAAATCGCCTTGCATCGCCCTATAATACTGAGCGCCTGCCGTGACGTAGGGCGACAGCTTCAAGTCCTTGGTCATTCGGCCGATTTTACGGTTCATGGCTTCGCAGGCAAGGAAGCCCTGTCTGTTTAGCACATAGTCCGTAATCGTCTGCGGTGCGACATAGCCGTCACAGCCGCGAGCCTCGATGTATTCCTCGATTTCACTTCGCAACACATCTGCCGATGGCACTTCTTTTTCACATTCCTTCATGGCTATAGAGAAGTAGTCCGCCATCACATTTTTGGAATTGACCTTTTTAGGTTTTGGCTGACTTGCAGTATTCGCACCAGAAGTTTTACCTTCAAGTTTTTTATCGATTGGATTTTTCCGAGGGCGGCCTGCCCCCGGACGATAGCCTCCGCTGGGCATGAGTGTCACCTCCTCGGTTTGATTCTAAGTTTGATTTTGATTCTTTGATTTTTTGATTTTTGATTATTGAAAAACTCACACGAAAGGCCAAGCGCGCTGTCCACCTTAGAAGTCACAGGGATTGAGACCGCCCCTCGGTCTGAACTTAAAAGTAGTCGCCTTGCCCCGCGTGAAGTCTTGAGTGGCATTCCTGACAAAGCGCCATCATATTCTCCCAGTCGTTTGTGCCGCCGTCGGTCAGCTTGATCTTATGGTGGGCAAGCGTTGCGGGAGTGAGCCGTCCGTCACGTTTACACATCACACATAGCGGGTTCGCCGAAAGAAAAGCTGCACGGATTTGTTTCCACGTTCTACCGTAGCGTTTATTGCTGTCGGGGTCGCGGTCGTATCTGTTATATCGTTTGGCTTCCTGTTTCTGGTGTTCCTCACAGTACCTACCCGTTGATAGCTTGGCGCAGCCGGGGTAGGCGCAGGGTTTCTTTGCTTTATATGGCACGTTGCACCTCCTGTTCTGCGCATAAGAAAAGCCCCGTGGGATTGCTCCCGCGAGGCTCGTGTGTGCCTTTAATTTTGCCATTTTAATAATAACAGGCTTCTAAGCGGAATTATAGTGGTCAACAGTGGCGTATGGCATCGATCTCGTCCAAAGCCCGGCCATGAAGCCGGTATACCCAGCGAAGGTCGAAATGCAGCTCGACCGCTATCTGTTCCCATGTCTTGAAACACAAATACCTTAGTTCCAGAAGCGTCTGGAGTTCGGGGCTTTCCACGCACTTAATCACCGTGACGATTTCATGCTTCAGATTTATCAGGCGAGTCAGGTCAGCGTTGATTTCAGACTCCAGGTCTACCATCTTGGCGATAACATCTTCCATGCGGTGAACATTTCGGTTTCCTTTGCTTGGCGGCACATCGGACAGAGTGGCACTTGCTTTTCCGGCGAGTTCTCGCAATGACTGTACCTGCTCAATCTTACTATTGATGCGCTGGTCTATACGATAGGCTTGGGACAAATAATCCTTTGCCGATAGTTTTGGTTTGTTCATAGGCTACCTCCGATAATTTAGTCCACTCGGATTGGCAGCTTTTGACTCCATAGATTGTCATAGATTTGCTTTTACCGCATCAATTAAGGCGGTTTGTGTTTTGTCCTTGGCGGACAGGGCTTTCATGACCCGTTCGTCAATAGTGTCTTTGGCAATGATGTGATGAAGGACCACCGTTTCAGCTTTCTGACCCTGCCGCCACAGACGGGCATTGGCCTGCTGGTAGAGCTCTAAACTCCACGTCAGCCCGAACCAGATAATCGTGGAACCGCCCGACTGAAGATTCAGGCCGTGTCCGGCAGAAGCGGGGTGGATTAAGGCGACAGGCCATTTGCCCTCGTTCCAGCTTGCGATACTATCCGATGTATCCAATTTTGTAAATGATATATGCCGGTCTTTCAGCCTTGCTGATATTCGCTCCAAATCGTGCTTGAACCAGTAGGCCACGAGAACTGGCTTGCCGTTGGCTGCTTCGATTAAATCCTCAAGGGCATCCAATTTACGGTCGTGGATGTGGTGGACTGCGCCGTCGTCGCCATAGACCGCACCATTCGCCATCTGGCAGAGCTTTCCTGACAGGGCGGCGGCATTGGCGGCAGTGACATCGCCACCAGCCAGTTTTAACACCAAGTCCTGGCGCAGTTCGTCGTATCGCTCACGCTCTTTGTCTGATAGCTTAATGGGATATTGGGCGGTTACCAGTTCGGGCATGATCAAGTGATCAGTAGATTTCATGGATATGGTAATGTCGGCGATTTTGGCGTATATTTCTTTTTCAGAAAATGGCAGAGGCTTGTAGCTGAATATGACCTGACCGTTTCGTTTGTCGGGCGTAAAGTATGTGCTGCGATACTGCCCGATGAATCGTCCGAGCCGCTGGCCCATGTCGAGAAGCCGGTACTCAGCCCATAAATCCATCAAACCGTTACTACTCGGTGTTCCTGTCAGACCGATGATGCGTACTACCTTGGGGCGAACCTTCATCAATGACCTGAACCGCTTTGTCTGGTGGTTCTTGAAGCTGGATAGTTCATCAACCACCAAGGTGTCGAAATCGAAAGGGATGCCGCTGTCCTCGATCAGCCACACTACGTTTTCGCGGTTGATTACGTAAATATCTGCTTTAGCCTGAAGCGCCGCTTTGCGCTCCGTCTCCGTGCCGACAGCCACGGATAATCTCAGGTCGGAAAGATGCTCCCATTTATGAAGCTCATCCGGCCAGGTGTCACGGGCGACTCGAAGCGGGGCAATTACTAAGATCCTGTGGGCTTCAAAGCTGTCAAACAGCAGGTCGGCGATGGCGGTTAGTGTTAACACCGTCTTGCCTAACCCAAGCCCATATCGAGGAACACAGCTGCGACAGTGTTTTTCTTGATATATTCGGTCGCATATCGCTGGTAATCATGCGGTATGAACTTCATTCGGCATCACCTCCTATCTGCTCTAAAATTTCTCCGATTTGCGCTCCATTGTCCAAAACGTAGACCGCAAAACCTAATCGACGAAGCAGCCCATGCCGCGCTTCCTGCAAAGGTCGAGGTTTCTCCCCATGCCGCTTCACTTCAACAAAGGCGATTTTGCCACGTGGCAGGAGAACAAGGCGGTCGGGCATTCCATCAAAACCGGGACTTGTAAATTTAAGTGCGGTACCACCCATTGCTTTGACTGCTTGGACGAGTTTCTGTTCTATGGTTTTCTCTCTCACGATAACCTCCAATTTCTCATTTGCCGATTGCCCGATTTTTCCTATAATTACTACGCGTGCGTTTCCCGTGTGCCTATTGCCCTTATCCTTACCTATATAAATTAGTAGAATAAAATGGGCAATAAGGGAAAGAGCAACCGTAGAACACTGATTTAATAGGGGCTTGCGACATTGTCGAGTTTGGTTGCCGAAGCCCCAAAACGAGCAGACAGGCAATAAAAATACTTCATTCCGTTCTAACGAACACCCTCTGAATGCCATAGATGGGCAAGGATTTTTTGCCGGTCTTATTCCCGTCGAATAGAGACCAGCCGCCGATACGGTTCAAGATACCTTGGATTTCATAGGAATCAGCTTTCTTTATAGACTCACGAGACTTACCGAAGCACTCACACCATATCTCCATCACGCAGACTTGATTCCTGATGACGCTTCCGCTCGCTCTCGTGGGGTCGTCAGGGGAACGGATGTATTCTATCCTGCGATAAATGTCCATCGCATCCCAAATTTCAGGGAGCAGGGTTTCAAGGTAATCTAAAACCATGCCCTCGCGCTCGTCGTTTTCCATAGCATTGCGCTGTTCGTCGAACGCCGCCATAGCAACATCACCTTTTAAGAACAATTCTTCGCCGCCTTGGTATTTTACGAGGGCTTCTGCCCAAATCTGGTCTATGTCCGCAAGCTCCCAAGCGCGGTATTTACTCTCGCCGGATACCCAAACAGGCCAGAAGCGTCGGTTGCCCGTGATGTCCCGCAGAAATCCGCCGTCTGAGTTGGTCGTGCCCACGATAATACATTGGCGCGGGTGGCTCTCAACCGCCCGGCCATACGAAGGACGATACTTATCATCGGTGCGGGTGATAAAGGATTTTACTGTCTCAACGTCCATTTTCTTAATGCCAGCAAGCTCCCCGAGCTCAAGTATCCAGTAGCCCTGAAGTTTCTCCGGGGCAGTTTTATCTTTCATATCAGATATGGAAAGGCTGTCGGAATACCATTGCTGGCCCAGTTTGGAGAAGAGTGTGGATTTTCCGATGCCCTGCTTACCGTTGAGGACAAGGATGGAGTCATGCTTTGTGCCGGGGCTAATAATCCGAGCTACCGCTGCTACGAGGGTCTTACGGGTGACGGCTCTGGTATAAGGCGAATCTTCTGCACCGAGGTAATCAATAAGCAGTGTGTCGATTCGAGGAACTCTGTCCCATTCTGGCAAGCCTTCGAGGTATTCCCGAATCGGATGATAAGCACGGTCGTCGGCAACCTTAGCCAACGCAAGTTCATAATTTCGAGCCGAAAATGTACCATAGCGTTTATCGACGAAAGCCACAAGCTGGGCTGTATCGACATCCCGCCAAGGCTTATGTGGACGTTCCCAGGGCAGTTCGTCACCGTATATCTGGTTGGCGAGGCGATTATGTCGGATACCCGTTAAGGTTTCATCGTTGTTCAGGATAAGGAGCAGGTTGCCGAGGGTATTGGAGAGGATGCCGCTTTTCTCACGCTGAAGCAGGGATTTCCAATCAGCATCTTCATCAAAGTCGCTTTCAGCCTTGGCAATGCGCTCCTCAGCGAGCAGCAGTTTTACATTTTCATCCTGTACTGCCAGTGCGCTCATCGCCTTAAAGCCCGCCTTTTCGTCAAGGTCGGTGAACTTATGGATGCGGACGAGGTCAAAGGCGTTTAACAGCCTGCCACAGGCGGGGTCGGTGGCGTGATGCGAATACGACCATTTGCTTTCATACAGCACGACACCCGCCGAACTGTCGGCGGGGATATAGTCATAACGGCCGCTCATTGCCGACGCTTCGTATACATCGGATAGAAATGTTGCAATTACATTTTCAATCGAATAAGCACGACAGAAAGCGCCGACTACGCCTTCTTTTTCGAGCGGATCTTGCTGTTGCTGGATGCTGCGCTGTATCACTTCGGATTGGCGGCTTGATGTAGGCCAGAGTGAGCAGTCATGCCAATCGGAGAGCTTGGAGAGGTATGCGTCTGGATCGAGGACATCGCCATCGATTTCTTTAAAAATGTATTCACCGTCGGAAGGTGTGGACGGCCAATACATCAAACGCTCCGGTTCATAGGTACTGTCATCAAAGAAGTCCATGCCGATGATTTCTGCGACCAGTCGGGAAACGGCAGCGTATTCGTCCGGCGAAACCTCGCGGGCAAGTGGAATAACCATGCGAAGCCGGGGTTCTTCGGGTGTATGGCTGTGGGTTGAATAGATCACGCACTTGTGAGGAAACAACATCTCCACCGTGTCAATAAAATTACTACCGGCGTGATCGGCATCAAGGGTTATCCCCGAGCGGCTTTCTACCGTATCTTTTTTACGTCTGCCGCCCTTGAGATGCCCGAGAACATAGCCACCTACATCTTTTGCGGCATCGCGACGGTCTTTGGTGAATCTCTTGTATTCTGCGACAGTTTCAGTTGTGCGGCGAGTGACTTTGAACCGCTCGCACAATCCATCAAATGTGGTCTTTTTATTGATCCACCGTTTTGAAAGACGGCTGTCGCCATATGCGATTTTAAGTTCCATATTCCAGCACCTCACATTTGTGGTTGTAGTATTTGATAGGTATACCGCGCTTTTTTGCCTTAGCGACCTCGCGGGACATACCCTTGGAAGGTTTGCCGAAAACCCATAGCTCATCGCATTTGCCAAGCAGGACCAGGGCAAAGAACATCCCCAATTCGCGCTGCTCTCTGTCATCATCATCCATGAACTGCGGGTAGTGGAGGTGGGGAGCAATCGGGATGTACCCCTTGGAAACAGCAAAGCGGCAGTATCCTCGTGCCCGTTCGATGTTTCTTTCTGTGTCTCCTGCGAAAGGGGAAGCGAGGTAAACAAGCGGACGATAAGTTTTCTCCGGGGCTTCTGACTTGGCAACCGCCGTCAATGCTTCATAGGCGGTCGGATCGGGATAACCCTCGCTATTGTACTTGTCCATCTGGCACCTCCCCCTGGTAATACTGCTCTACGAGCAAACGCAGCCAGTCGATTTCTTCATCAAGGCGGGCGTTTGCCGATTCGTACATAGCGTTCTCAGCTTCAAGCGCAGCAAGCTGTTTTGACCGTTCTGCACTTTTGTCCGCGCTGATAAACAGGAGTGAGAAGAAGCATGTCAGCCCGATCCACATCAATACCCACGGGAGCGCTGACCATATTGCCTTCCCAACCTTCTTCAGAGCCGTCTTGATAACTTGCTTTTTCTCAATATTCATTTTCGTTTACCCCTTTCCCAAGGAAGAGATTGATAAAATACTGCTGACCTTTGCCTGTAACCTTGGTTGTTTTACTGATGGTGACATGGCCGTCTGAATGAGTGATGGCGGTTTCCTTGACCCGAAAAAGCCCCAGCTCCATCGCCCTTTGGGTTGGTGCGTTATAATCTGTTCCTTTGCGCTTGATGAGGTAGCCGTCCTGACGAAGTTTTTCAAACAGACGGTTCTGGCCGATTTCGATACCGTTGCCTTTGAGGATTTTCGCCAGTTCACCAATAAGGATGGTGCCCTCGGAGACAGACACCGCATTGGCGAAGATAACCTTTGGTTTATTCTCGGTGGCCTCCAGTTGCAACCGTTCCTTGGCGGTGCGCTCCTCCTTAAGGGCGGTCAGCACCTTAATCCATGAGTCGGGATCGTTCATCAACTCTTCCAATTTTGCGGGAGTGACATACGCGCCATGCTTGCGGATGGTGGGAAGCACTTCATGGGTGACCCAGCGTTTGAACTTTTTGGCTTCAGGCTTGCGGGATAACAAAATAATGCTGTAAAGCCCACTTTCAGTAACTGCGATCATATTCTGTCGGCCACCAAGGGTGTCCACTAATACCGGCTCCCTTTCATCGTCGTCTAATCGTGCTGCTGCGTCGCGATATTTCTCAATCCCGAGAATACCGCACACATCCTTAAGCACCCAGAGAATTTCGCTACCCTTTTGAACAGTCCTGACTTCGTTCCCCTCATAGGAGAACACTTGTAATCCGCTCATATTGAACCTCCTGAAAATTTATTTTCGAGAGGCAACAACCCCTCTACTGCCTACAGACAGGAGGGGTTGTTTTGCGTACCGGCATTTAATCTTTTTTATAAAATGAGCAATCGAACCCATCGGCAATGAGTAACAGTCCCTCAGCCCAAGGCGGCGTCCGGCTCATTTGCTGACATAAAATTTCGGTAGACATTTCTGGACCTGCTTCGATGACGACTTCGTCGTGGATGTGCATCACGATGGAGCAATGACGGAGCGTCTGCATGGCGAAGGATAAAATATCCCGGCTGATCGCCTGCACAATATTCTCCACGAACTTGGGACCATAGCTTTCGATACGTTCCCATTTCTTTGTGCCACCGACTCCTTCGTAGGTCACACAGTCTGAGCTGAATTGGTTTGTGCCGATACGTGGCTTAACGTAGGAAAGCCTCCTGCCGGAGGGAAGCACGATAAACAGTATCCCACTTTGATAGCCAAAGCGAATGCCATGAGTTTCGGATACAGTCCTGTCCCTGACTGCTTTCATAGCCGCACGGTCAACATCCCACCAAAACCTCACGATATTTGGGTTCGCCGACCGCCATGCTGAAACGAGTGGACGGAGCTCCCCTTCTGATAAACCCATCTCCAAGGCACCCATCGCTTTGAGTGCACCGACCGAGCCGCCGTAGCCGAGGGCCAGTTCGGCAATCTTTCCTTTTTGTCGGAGTGGGCTACCCTTGGTAACTTCCTCAATCGGAACATGGAACATCTGGCTTGCTGAAGCTTCGTAAATCTTGCCGTGGGTGGCAAACACATCGTTTCGCCACCGCTCTCCGGCAAGCCAAGCGATGACGCGGGCTTCAATCGCCGAAAAGTCAGCGACAATTAGCTTGTAGCCATCCTTCGGTACGAAGGCTGTGCGAATCAACTGGGAGAGAACATCAGGAATATTGTCATAGAGTAGTTCGAGGGCGCTAAAATCCCCGCTTCGCACTAATGAACGAGCTTGTTCAAGGTCGGCCAGATGATTTTGTGGCAGATTTTGCATTTGAATGAGCCGCCCGGCCCATCTGCCGGTTCTGTTAGCGCCGTAAAATTGAAACATTCCACGGGCGCGACCGTCAGCGCAGACGGCGTTTTCCATCGTCTGATATTTCTTGATTGAGGATTTTGCTAATTGCTGTCGGAGAGATAGGACTTTTCCAAGTGGCTCAGGTGCATCCTTCAGCAACTCCGTTACCACTTTTTTTCCGAGAGAATCAGTTTCCATACCGTTATCGGCGAGCCACTGTTTCATTTGTTGTACTGAATTTGGATTATCCAGATCAGTTAGTTCCTTCATCAAGCGGGTCAACTCGGTACGGGAGCGTGCATCTGCTTTAATGGCATTGCGGACGAGCGTCATATCCAAAGAAATACCACGATCGTTAATCTCTTGGTCATGGGCGTATTCTTCCCAAACAGTATCAGGCACGGGAAACTTGGCAAGCCGCTCTTGGATAGAGAGTTCCGTCTCAACGTCGCGGCGATTGTATGCTTTGAACGCTTCCCATTTGTCGGGGGCATGTTCGGGTCGGTTACGAATCCGCTGACCGTTTGCGGCGGTGGGTTTACAGGGTGAGCAAAAGTACCTGATGAGATCCTTGCCCTCGGTCAGCTTTTGCTTCTCAAGTCCCAATACCGCTCCCGCGCCTTCGAGGGAGAGGGGCAAACCCATGTATGCTGACCAGATCATCGCACACCGCCACGATGCGGGGTTAAGGTATTTCGCCTTGCCGAGGATTTCTGCAGAGTGGTGGTTATCTGCAAACGGGTCAAGGCCGACGCCCATATCCGAAAGGTATCGAGAGAGACAGACCCTCTCAAAATTGGCGTTGAACGCCCATTTTTTAACATTATCGTCTGTTAACGCTTTGAGGATTTCTGGCGGTAGATGTTCGCCCGCCGCAAGGTCGATGACCTGAACCTCGCCACCATCTACGGAATAACCAAACAGGAGAATCTCGAAGTCGGGCGACTCAGCGTACTTGTACACGCCGCATTTGGAAAGGTCGTAGCCGCTATAGGTTTCAATATCTATGGATAATGTTTTCATAAGCCCTCCATAATTGAAGAAGGCGGCAAGTTGCCCTGCCGCCCTCCGTAGTTTGTGTAATGTGTTTATCCGAGGAAATCCTCGTCGTCGTAGGTGGCAAAATCATCCTCCGCCCGGGATTTACCGCCGAGGGGTTCGCCATCGCGGATTTTCTGCAGATTGTTCAGGCCACAGGCAATGCCTTTATTGCCGTTACTGTTGAAAGCGTAGAAATTGATGCTCGCTCTGCCATATACACCGCTGTAAACTTCCGAGCGGTTTATAATTTCCTGACGGTCTGCATCCACCACGCCCGGTGCGGTCGCACTGTTGGCATTGATGAAATAGGCATTGTTGTAAGCGGGATCATCGGGTCTTTCGGTGTCGCCATCGCGAAGCGGGGTCTTCAGTACAGCGATGGGTGGTACGGTTTTGCCATTACCCTTAAGCTTTGCCTCGCCCTCTCGGTAAGCCGCTTCAATCGCTGCCTTGATTTTGGCGATGGTCTTGGTATCGGACTTGGGGATAATGAGTGATACCGAGAACTTCGGTGTGCCGCCGTTGATAGATTTCGCTTCCCACACATTAGCGTAAGACCAACGAGTATCGGGTCCTGTGATGACCTTCATAGGGTTTTGAGCCTGAGTGTTTACATTGTTTGTCGTGTTAGCCATTGGAATTTTCCTCCTCATAATCATTAAAATCGTGTTTTGCTGTATGGATTGCCGGACGTTTGTCGCCCTCCGGTACGAGCGTTGGTTTGCCTTGGGGCTTCTCGACCAGATCACCGAGCAGTTCGGAGAACCTTACCTTGCCGAGAGCCTTTTCCATTGAGGTGATGCCCATCACCTTGTGTTCATATGGGTCGTAGCCTGCCGCGCTGACGGCATCTGCGACCGCCTGATCGTTTGTGTACCTGCGATTAGAACGACCTTCAACCAGTTTCCAACCTGACCAATGCTTGCCACTGAGCGCGGTTTGCAAAGCGTAGTCCTTGATGTCCGAAGCCCACGAAACAAGATCGTCTATCTTGCCAAGAAAGGATTCGATTTCATCATCTTCCAAAAGGGGCGGCAGCTTAAATTCGTATTTTGCGAGTTCAAGGTTTTGCTCTGCCCGTTTGCGGCAGTCATGCTTCGCCTTACAGAATTGGCACCAATCGCCACACCGGAATTCGCCCTCGCCGTCGTAGGCAAGTTCTGCGATAGGTTTTAAGGTTTCTGCTGCCCACTGATAAAGTGATTCCTTGAAAACCGTGTGAGTGCTGATGTTATCTCGCCTTGGCTGGTAAATGGTCATGCTGACTGTGTCGATGTCATAGATGCCGTCAAATAACTCCAGAGCACCCAAGGCGTATAATTTCATTTGCGGGTTGTCGTCTGCTGCTATGAGGACTCCGGCACCCATTTTAAAGTCAATTACATTGAGCGTGCCGTCAGCGATGATCACGCAGTCGCCGGTACCAAAGCCACCCTCGACATACTTAGAAAAGTCGAGACGTTGTTCAATCAGCACCACAGGGTCGGCGCAATTCTGCTTTGCCGTTTCCACCAGTTCCATGATGTAGGCGGCGTATCCGTTGGCGCATTCCTCCATCTCTTCGGAGTAGTAGGCCAGGCTGGTGGTTGGGTCTTTTGTGCGGATGCCGAGTGCCGTTTTAAGCTTGTACTCACAAAGGGTGTGTGCCTCCGTGCCTTCGGCGGCATAACTGCTGCCTTTATCTTCGTACTGCTCACCAAGCCGGGCCGAGGGAGGGCAGTTCAGCCATCGGTGGCTTGAAGAAGCAGAGAGAAGTGCATGTTTACCCATTGCCCAGTACCTCCGCTTCTGCAAGCAGGGCTGCGTACTTTTTGGGGTCGATCTCTGATAGCTTCGCAGCGCCATGCTTTTCCAGCAGTTCCCGAATTTTAGTGGTGTGACCGTTACGGGATTTTTCTGCAAGCACTGCTCTGACATCTTCCAGCGTTAGAGGTTTTGAAGTTGGCTGTACCGATGTTTCGGGCTGGCTGCCGCTGAAAAGTGCAGTCAAGCTATCAGCTACTGAGTTCAGGGACTGTGCAGCACTACGAAGTTCGACGACACAGAGGTCGAGTTCACTCATTTTGCTCATCTGGTTCACCTCCTTCCCTGGTGGATTTTTTCTGCTTTTGAAGTGCGAGCAGCTTCTTGGCAAGACGTTTAGACACGACGCTAATTGCCGTGAGGATGCCTGCAAGTTCTTCATCCAGCTCGGCATCACGAATTTCCGCGTTCCTTTCATTTGCTTCTGTTTGCATTTTCTTACCTCCGTTTCCGAGAAGCTTTACCGCCCCTCTACCGTCTACAGACAGAAGAGGGGCGGATGCGTACCACGGAGAGTGGTTACTCGAAAAACTTCTTCAGGGCTTCGTCATTTCGCAGGATGTCAAGGATACGGCGCACATGAACGGTAATGCTGCGTGATGATTTAAAATCGTACTTGGGCGCTAATTCACGCACGGTTTTTTCAAGGATAATGCGGTCTGTTATAAGGTTACGGTCTTTTTGAGTGAGGGTAGCAAGTGCGGCATAGAGGGTGTCCAACAAGGCTTTTTGCTCTAAAATTTCTGTGATATCAGAGGGATCGGCAGGCTCGTAAAATGTATCTGAGCCATCAGAATCGTTACCCAATGGCTTATCAAGTTCAAATGTGCGGCTCGTGCGGGACTTACATGTCTCACATTTTTGATCGCATTTGTTTGTGCCTTTCCATACACATTGGAATTTCCGCTCCTGGTACTTTTGTTCTCGCCATATAGAGCGCATATTGTCGCGTGCAAGGTCTTCGCTCATCTGACTACGGGGCAAGCGAACGACAAGACCTGATTCTTCATCGACATACCAGCGTTGAGGGAATGGGTTTTCGGGTTCTTCGGTAAGGGCAAGACACTCCGCTCGTGTTACTTTGAATTCCTGTGCTCCATCCTCCGATAGGATGTAGTAGGCCATCGGCTCACCGGATTTCGTGCGATGTGGAATTGGGGTAGGTTTAAAAGATTTGTTTTGACTTTGATTTGCTTGATTTTTCATCAGATTGTCCTTTCCGCCTGTGCGGGGTCAAAGGACAACACAAAGGGGTCTGCGGCGAGAAGCACACAGACCCTGCAACCTGAAAATGGGCGCAAAAGGGTAAGGCTACTCCTCATCGCCCACAACCACTTGTGGTGGCTGCGTTGAACGATTTGTGTATCCTTTGCCCTTATTGCAAATCAGGCATTGAATGAATTTTATTTGATCAATAAAAAATTGGTGTTTAGCAACATTTGATTGAAATTTTCAGTTTTATGTGCTATAATTTATCAATCTCATTGATCCCTTTTATTTTATAAAATGGGGTATCTCGATTTTAGATACTTTGAGATACCGTGAGATACTTTGGATGTTTTTAAGGAGGTGCGCATCAGCATGCTGTTTACTGAATTAGTACACGCTATCCATCCGCATCTTATGAAGGACGCCGATGTTCCCGATTTCATGCGCAATCTGATTCAAATGCTGTGCGATATCCCTGAAGAAGATTGGTCAACGAAAAAAGACCCTTCGTCAGAACAATCAAACAAGGATTCATCCTTGAGAAAGTTCTATACAAAGGGTCCAACAAAGAAATTAGCGAAGTCGATGCTTGGTAGGTTAACACGAGATAATTTTATTGAATCAATTTATCATGATGACTATGCCGCTGAGCGTACTGATGTGGTTCTTGAGTCCTTAGCTGAAGATATACAGCCTTTTGTTGACGATGTAGATAAAGATAATGTTGGCGAGGCTTTATTCGATCTGTTCAAACAGTCCTTAGAATTTATCGTAAACCCAGAATTAGAAAACGACCGCAAACTTTCTGCAGCTAAGACAAAATCGCAAAAAGCCAAAGGTTTATATGGATCTGGCTTGTTGGATGATTGCAGGTACGCTTGTTCAATACCAGGTTGTGGAAAGCATTTACAAGTTGTAAATGATAAAAACCATGCGGTTGATGATTATGAAATAGCCAGTATTAATATAGACAAGGCTTCTTCATATGAAAACTTGGTTGCAGTGTGTCACGATTGTTTTCAAAATTATACTTTTAATCATATGAAGGCAGAGGAAAGAGAACTTCAGACAATAAAGAGGCTTCAGGTCGATGCCCGTAGCACACGGCGCACTCTTGATGAAGTAGCTATTGAGAAGGGAATAACACAGGTTGTCATAAATCTAAGCAAAGCAAAACCGGGGCAGCTCCTTGAACTTAACTATGATGCGGTGAGCGTGCCGGAAAAAATTGATGAAGACCTGCACTCTTTTCTTGTGTACGAGGTTAAGGGGCATGTGACAAAGTACTTCTTATTCATAGAAAAGACAATGCAAGACCTGGCAAGACGCAAGCAATTTAGTGACGATTTGTTAAGAGCTCAAATAAAAGAATCTTATAGGAAATTAGCTGAGAAAAAGAATAGCCCGGAGATGATTTACAGTGCTTTATCAGAAAGGCTAAGAAACATCACCAAGCAGGATATTCGTTTCTGCGCTATTGTGATTTCTTATTTTATTCAGTCGTGTGAGGTGTTCAATGTTACTGCCAAATAA